GATCATTGAGCGTTTCGACTGGTATTCGTGAGCATGGGATACAGATAATTTGTCAGCCCGTCGAAACGCTCAATGATCGCCATCGAGACTTTCGGCACTGACTTTCCATCATGCAGAGCAGGTCTATCCACGTTCATTACGGCGGCTTTCGCCGCCTACCTCAAGATCAAGTGGTCACCGCGGGCCCGCAACGAAATGAACCAATACGAGCCCCACGGATAGTTGTGCCAGTAGGAACACCGGGAGCCGGAGAAGGCGCCGTCGTAGCGGGCGCCACCCGCAGTACAGCGGACATTTCCGGTATCGGAGTACAAATACAACTGCCCACGCCCCCCGGTGTTATTGCGCCAGGCCCATCCGGCCGTACCGTCCGGCCTAGTTGATGCATCAGCACACCAAACCAACTGATGACCGGACGCCTGCTCAAGGCCAAACTTGCTGGTGTAGCCGGGCTGCCGAAGAGTCGCTGGAATCGTTACCGACGCACCGCCGAGACTCTGTGCTTCTGTGACGCCAAATGCTGCCGCACAAAACTCTGCGTAGGTGGGCAGAGACTTGCCGGCCGAGACGGCAATTTCGCTGGCTGACCACCACGTCAAATCCGCGTAAGTTGCTACACCGTTGCCGCCAAACATCGCCGGCCTCTTTGCCAGTACCGAACCCGACGCTACATCCGACCCCGCCCGGCTCGTACCAACCCCAGGGTGATTCGTCCCGCAAAGATAAAGATCCATCCAAAAACTACTGGAGACCAGAGCCATCCCGCGGGGGTCGCAGCGCGGGCGAAACCCCAGATCCCAGATCGACCAGGCGTTGATGCCGGCAATCAAATCGACATCGGCCTGCGTCCAGATCATCCCACTGCCCGTCGTCGCAAACGACCCGCCGGCAACAGTGGTTCCGGCCAGCGTCAGGGAGTAGTGGAAACCGCCTATTTTTCGGGCACCCACCACCGGGGCGGCCGCCGGGGCAGAGAACGGATCAGCCACGGCCTGGATGACACCGGAGGGTGCCACCCACACACTGTAGTCTTCACCCTGCGTGAGGGCAGGCATGACGACAGGGGTGTCCACAACATAGCGCAACACCCGCGCCCCCACTGCGACAAACGTACCAGCGCTGACGGACACTGTGCCAGCACCGGTTTTTTTGATGACTGGACCGGCGAACCCTGGCGTGAAATTCCCAAAAAGCAACGGCGCCTGCGCGACGGACAGCAGACCCAGCACCTCGGCGTGGACGAGCGTTTCGGCGAGGCTCATTGCTTCACCCACGCAGAGACTCCGGTGACAGCACCGGATGTGTAAGTGAGGGTTTGTCGATAAGTGCTGCCGCCCGATACCACCTCGACATAGCTCACTGAGCCGTCGGCATTGCGGGCGATGGATTGAGCGAGGGACGCCAGGTTGAGGGCGGCACCGTCGGAGGCGATGACAGCCTCCGTTGTAGCGGGTGGGGTGGCACGCAGCTCGGTGTTCGTCAGTCCGCCCGAACTACCGCTACCCCCACTGGCACCCGAAACGAGCAGTTTCCCGTCCGCATCGCACTGCAGCGGTACCGCGACACCCCCGCCGGGCCCCTTGTGCAGCCCTTCCAGTATCGTCACGGCGTACCCCTACTTGCCAAGGGCGCCGAGGCGCTCAAGATCGCGGGCGACGTCGGCTGTCACTTCGATCTCGTCGCCGTTCGGCAGACCGGGGCCGAACACCTTGCCGTCGTGCTTCACGGGGTGGAGCACACGGACGATGCCGGTTTCCGGAAGCTCAACCAGGTCAGCGGGCGCATCGGTGGCCGGGGGCGGGGTCGTAGCCGGCGGGATCTCGGCAGCTAGCGCCTTGGCAGCGGCCTCAAGGGTGTCGGGCGGGGGTGCGGACGGCTTGTCTTCGCTGGCCGGGGTCTTGATCTTCGGTGTGGACATGTTCGCTCCTGGTCAATCTGTAGCCGGCCGGGGCAACCCCCGGCCGGTGCGGCAGTGTCGGGGCCACATGGCCCCTTTCGGGGGGTATTTAGGCGGCGCCCTTGATCAGGAAGCCGGCGCCGGAACCGGCGATCACAGGCTGCAGCTCGTCGGTCACCGGATACACCCAGCTCTTGCTCGGGCGGTCGTAGTAGGGCTGCTCGACGATGGGGTAACCGGTTAGGCGGTAGGTGTAGCCGTAGGTCGGGCGACCGCGGTCGGCAACGCTGCCGATAGCGGAATAGGACAGCACCACGTCGCCGCCCCACACGTCCTGCAGGGTGCCCGTGTTGTCTTCGTAGATCGCATCTCCCACCGCCACGCTCTTCAGGCCCCACAGGGCGGCAAGCAGCTCGGGGGTCGCCGAATCGCGGCCGGTGTACTTGATGCGGTCCAGAATGGACGGGTGCTGCTTAACCGCAGCGAAGGCCTTGGCAGAGATCACTGCGGTGTCCGGACGGCGGCCCGTCTGGCTGCGCACGGCTTCCTTGGCGGCCTCCACGTCCTTAGTCGGGGTAGCGGCTGCATCAGTCCACTTGGTGTTGCCGGCGAGGATCAGCTTGTTGGAGTTCGCGTAGTTGTTCACGTCGGTGGCCAGCGCTGCAGCAGCGTACTCGGTGCGCAGCTGGATGATGTCCTGGGTAGTCATCACCGTGCCCGAGGCGAGCTGGATACCCGGTGTGGCAGCCTGGGCTTCATCCTGGATTTCATACGGCAGCACACCCTCAAGGGCATGCTGCTCGAGCACGAAGGGGTTGCCCAGGTAGCCGATTTGGATGCGCTTGGTGTTCTGGCCCGGAGCGCGGCCCGTGTTGTAGATCCGGAAAGCCTCTTTGCCGAACGTGAGGATCTTTCCGCCGCGTTGGCCAACCCCGACAACAGGGAACAGCATGGGATAAACCAGCTCAGCATTCTGGTAGCCCTGGGCGGCAGTGGTCAGGACGGCATCGACGACGCGCGCCTGGCTGGGATTCATTTGGGGCATGGGGATTTACTCCTGATAAAAGGGGCGATTGGCGTTTAAGCGCTGGCCGGCAGCAGCAGGACTTCGACGAACTGGCCGGCGGCAGTGGCCACCTCACCAGGGGCGAGACGCCCGAGGGTGACGCCTGCAGCCTTGGTGACGGCACGGCCGCTGACGTCGGTTTCAACGAACGCGTTGGCGGCGATGGCGGCCCCGGCTTCGATCACGCTGGTGCCCAGCACATCGACGGGCTGGCGGCCGCCGATGGCGACAGCACTGCGGCCAACGCCGAGCGCCGAGGCACCAGCGGCCGGCACGGCGCCGGCAGCGGTCACAAAACGGTCAGCGGTCAGTGCGGCGGTGGCGATCACCGACAGGGTCAGGATGGGCGTGCATTGGCGACTCATAGATGGATGCTCCGGTGTTCAGGCGTTGGAAACTGCGGCGACGGCCGCGACGTAATCGGTGCCGGCATTGGCCTTTTGATAAGCCAGCGCCTTGGCATGCAGGGCGGCGGATTCGCCATCCACGTGGTAACCACGGGGAGCTGCGAAGCTCACGACGCCGGGTGCGCTGGCAGCGCGGGCGGCGGTGGCCACCTCCTCGGAAAACTCCGGTGCCACCGGCATCTGTTCGAGGAACTTGCGGAAGCCATCGGCCAGAGGCTGCTTCTCGTCGCCCTCGCCAAACTCCAGCACGCCTTCCTGGCTGCCCATAAAGTCGAGCGTGGCCACGGCCATTTCCAGATAAGCCGGAACGAGTCGGCCTGCATTCACCAGCCCCTCGGCAAACGACATATGGGCAGCATGGCGCTCGGTAGCGGCACGGGTGCGGGCCTCGGTGTCGGAGGCGGCCAGGCGGGCTTTCAGCTCGGCGTTCTCCTTCTCCAGACATACTTTTTCTTCAGGGGTCACAGGGGTCTCCTGGTTGGTGTCGGCGAACGCCGGGGTAGTGGTATCGGTGACTTCGGCCAGCGCCTCGGCCACATCCTGCTGGGCGGATTGCTCAAGGCCCTGAACCAGGTACGAGGGAATGACCTGGTCAGCGTCGGGCATGCCGAACTTGTCGATCATCCAGTCGCGCATCCGGCGCCACAGGCTGGCGTTATCCACGTCGTCCCACTCGCTGCTGAACTCAACGATGCCGGTGTCTGCCTCGGAAAATTCCGGCGTGCGCAGCCCCTTGATGGCCGGCGGCGTGGCACCAAGGAAGCCGACATGGCGCAGGTAATAGACACCCGGCACAGGATTGCCAGGCGCAGTGGGCGACCAGAAGGAAGCCGAGATGTTGGCAAAGCGCTTGGCGTTGACCATGTCGGCGAAGGCCGGCTCCACGTCGGCCGGCTCGGCCTCAAGGCCGATGGCCGACGCAGCCAGCCCATCAACCCAGCCGTAAGCCGGCCCGTTGGTCGTCGGATGCCCGACCACCAGCGGCGCCCGCCACAAGGCAGGGTCGTAGGCAGAGGCCGACGCACCGAGCTGCGATTCGGAAAACTCGACGACAACACCACCCATGGCGGTGTGCCGACCCGGCTTGAAAATGTGGAGAGGTTTTGGCGTGCTCATGGACCCCATGTTGCGGGGGGAGCACTGCCGGAACGGAGGGGATGGACATCCCCAGAGCTGGGGAGCGGAACTAAGGGGAAGGCGTGGCGGTTTTAAACTGGTTTAAAACCGGATACAGACTCAGAAGATGGGGAAGGATGGGGGAACGGGCGTCCTAAATCCGTTAAACGCGCCACAGCCGATCTAATGGCAATAGGCATCAACTGTCCCCCTGGCCGCACGGAGCTGTTCATAGTGCCAAGCGTAGTCCAATTGCCGGGTATCTCGAGTTCCCGCTTCATGACGGGCAACATCGGCTTTTGCCTGGGCGCATTTTGAGCCCTCCCAGTCCTTTATCTGACCTCGCACCTGGTTCGCACTTTCTCGCTGCTGCTGCCAGGCCGCTTCCTCTCTACGCCAACGCTCAGTGCTCTGCTTAGACTGCCGGAGGAGATCCTGATCAACGGCTGCGCTACCGCCACGCTCACGCCGAGAGTCATCAATACGCGTTCCGCTGGCGGGCTTTACAGTTATCGCCTGCCCCGACCCCGTACAAGGTTGATCCGAAAACGATGTCTGACCATTGATGGAACACTTGAATACCTGCGCAAAAGCGGGCGACACCACCAGGGCCAACGCCAGAATACCGATGCGCATGTCAGCTCCCCCCCAGGAACACATTGATGATTTCGCAGCGAGGGCATACATCAGCAGACCCGCTGTCTCGCGCAGAGCGAAGGTAATGACATTTAGGGCACTGCATGAGTCAGTCCTTCCATTCCAGATAAGCAACGCAATCGCAGCATACCGCCTTGGTCGGGTCTCCGGCACCCGTCCCGGCTCGCGGGCGAACATTGAGATGCTTGCATCGCCTCCGGGTCATGGGCTCACCGCACGCGGAGCATGCCGGTGCCTTACCGCCCTGGGGATGCCCGCCAAAGTGCGTATCACAACGCTTGCAGCGGTAGTGCGGCCACAGCTCTTTCCAGGCCATGAAGATCAGTCCTCATCCGCCAATGCCTGCTCCTGGACACGCTTCACCGCGATGAAAGCCTCGACTTCACGCAGGTCTTGCTTCAGGTACTGCAGGGCATCCCACAGCGCCCGGCGGGCGGTGGTCATCCAGATCAGGGCCGGTAGCAAGGCCGCGCAGGCCCAGGCCACCCAGAACAACGCCAACGGCAGCGAGCGCTCCCACACGAAGGTGGCGAGCATGATCGCCACCTGCACGGCTACCGCCAAGCCAAACCAAGACACCGTAGGGTGCCGAAGGAAGGCCCGCTGGGTGACCGAATGCGCCAGCGCCACCCGCTGGCGCTCCTGCTCCAGTTTGTCCAGCGGCAAGGCCTTCAAGTGTGCCCTTCCGCCCACATAAAGGTCGCCCGTAATGACCTGCCCGATGTGGCAGCGGCGGTACACGTAACGCGTCATTTCTTCTTGCCTCCCACATTGAACGTCGTGCCGCGCTGATCCACATCGCCGTGGATGACGCTGCCGATCTCACCGCCCTGAATCTGGATTGCGGCAGACGACGGAGGCGCCGGCTTGGCATGGCGCGCGCACAGCTTGACCACGGCCTTCGCCAGCTGGCCGGCGTCGACCTTCTTCGCCAGTGACAGCAGATCGACCGCATCGAGGACTGCCTGGTGCACGGCGGACTCGCCGATTCCCTGTCCTTGGCGCTGGCCGGTGACGATGTACTGAACATCGGCACCCGCGGCCGAGATTGCTGACAGGTACTGCGCGTCGGGGAAACGCTCCCCAGACTCGTAGTTGCCTTGGCTCTTCCTGTGAGCCCCACCGACATCCGCGAAATCCGATTGGCTGAGTCCGAGCCTGAGACGCTCTTCTTTAAGCCGGTCCGAAATGCCCACGAATTTCTCCAATATCACGTTGACTATGGATACAAACGTATCCATACTTCACCACATAGACGCACCACACGCCCCACAACACCACGCACCAACCCGCAAGGAGTCGATATGGAACACCCCCGCCTCAAGCGCTAATACCCGTCAAACATGCCCCGGCCCCGCGGCCGGCTAAGCACCGTTACCCCGCTACTTGGCACCTGAACACTGATTGAGGATTGACAGCGATGGCACACATGAACACGGCACCCGCCTTCGTGGCGCAAAAACTGAAGTATCGACTTGCGGCCTTCGTCATGGCAGCGGCAGCAAAGCCAGTGTGCGGCCTCGCCGGGCTGCTCTGCGCCTTCATCAACCGGCTTGCGGACATAGGCGAAGGCACCCGGAGCCACCTCCTGAAGGGCGTAGTCGCTGCGCTCATCTGCCCAAGCCGTCAGGCGGTCACTTTCCTTCTTGGCTGCAGCTACTTCATCACCGAGCTTCACGGTCTCTGCGTGCAGCGCTGCATTCGTCTGCTGGAGCTGCAGTGTCACCCCCTGGACTGCGATGAGCTTGGTCTGAATGTCGATCAGCGTGCTGGACACCTGCGTGTAGGTCTTGGCATCCAGGGTGGCCTTGAGGATGTCCATGACCGTCTTCGTGCCGCTGAGGGCCGACATGATTTCCGGAATCACCGCTGACACCTCCCACACCATTCATTGGCCATAAGGTTTCCCCAAAATGAAAAACCCACAATCTACCACGCATAAGGCGACGCGCAAGAAGCCTGCCGACACGCCAACGCCGGTCATCCCTTACCCCCAAACGGTGGACACCGCCAATCACTATGTCCGGCAGCACGGCCTGTGCATTGCCGAACTGGCGCGCAACAGCCAGATCCCCCGCTATGCCTTCGTCGATCTGCTGCGGGGCCGCGCCCGGGGCTACCGGGGTGACACCCACCGGGCCGCCATCGTCCTGGGCCTCAAGCCCGCCCCTCAACAACTCGCCGCCTGAGGCCTACCGTGAAATCCATGAATTCCGAAGAATTGGAAAAGCTCTTCAAAGAAACCCAGGAAGCTGCTTTCCGGCTGGCATTCAACCTTCCTGCAGAAGCCATGGAAGCCGCCCGCCTTCAGCTTGAATCCGGTGATCTTCAAGGCGCCAAGGAAACCGCACTTCGTGGCCACAGGGTGCGATCTGAAAAGAACTGGCCGGTACAAAAAACAGATATGGCGGCTGCAGCCTTACTCGATCACGCACTGGTTATTTCCAGTCGCTACTCACTTCAAGAGGGCGAAGTTGCGGAGTCCCTCCTGATCGCCCTGACCCGTTACGTCGGCCCGTTTAAGTTCGCGGCGCTGCTGTCCGAACTGATTCCCAGGAGCAGGGAATGAAACAGCTTCACGGTTGCGTCAATGGTCATTTCGTCACGGCCAGCTACGCCGCCCGGACTGATCTTCTTGGCACGAAGCAGCTCGATGAGCAGATCGGCAGCAATACGGCGATTCACTTCTTCCATTTCAGCCTCCCAGGCTATTGATCTCCACGCCCCGAAGTTTAGCCATACGAAACGCCATTTAGCCGAATCGAAACCGGTTTTTGTTTGGAAACCCGCCTGACCCGAGACATCCAATGAGCCCCCGCCCTCCGAAACCCATTCCTGCCAGTCTGCGTGCGGCCTTCGAGGCCGACAAAACGCTCGCCCTTCGCAAGCACCTCGGCGTCGAACGCCTGGCCGAGTTGATGTCCACCACGCCGGCCACCCTCTACAAGTGGATCGAACAGGAAAGCATGCCCGTCAAGGCGCTGCTCTCGTGGCAGCACCTCACCGGCGGCAGCAACGTGGTGCGCTTTCTGGCCAGCCGTGCTGCCAGCGTGGTGATTGCCATTCCTCACGGCCGGCCCACCACGGCCGACGACGTACATGCCCTGCAAAGCACCCTGCACGGCGCTACCGGTGCACTGCTGTCCTTCATGTCCGGCGACATCGACCGCGATACGACCCTCGGCCACCTCGGCACGGGCCTCGAATCGCTGGCCTGGCATCGCGAGAACGTGAAGAAGAGCGACCAGCCCGAGCTGGACCTGGAGGGCTGAGCGATGGCCGAGCACATCTACGACAACGCCGCCCAGCAACGCATTCTCGCCATGGTGATGACCCTGGCCGGGCACGAGCTGCATGGGCTGACAAACAAGGACCTAGCCGAAGGCCTGTCGGTGAGCGCCGGCACGATCACCCGTGACCTGCACAACCTGGTCAAGGCCGGCTTTGCCGAGCAGATCGCCGAGACCGGCCGCTACCGCCTGGGGCCCAAGCCGGTGCGTATTTCGGTAGCCCACATGGCCGAGATGGAGCGGGCCACTTCACGCCTGGCAGAAACCAAAAACCGTTATTCCAGGGAGCCATAAAAATGGGACGCACACCCCACACAACCCCACTCGCCCCAGTGGTCGTACTGAACGAGGAAGCGATCGCAGAGGATCGCCAGGTGATGACGGAAGTCGGTATGCGCGAGCGGCTGCAGGCTTCGTCGCTGGAAGTCGGGCGGATTGCTGGACGTGTCGAAACGGCACTTTTAACGAAACACATTTCGGAAAAAGTCATTGCTGAATCGTTCATTCAGTTACGTGAAGGCAAAAAATACAAGGACTTAGAGTTTAGGACTCCATCTGGAGAGACGAAAAATTTTTCGTCTTTAGATGAGGTTTGCAAATTCCTCTTCGGCAAAACCTTGAGGTCATGCGAGCTGGCAGCACAGAACTATGAACTCCTTGGCCCCCAACTCTTCGAG